TATAGCTTCGCTACTATTGTTATCTAAAGCATGAACTCTTATATAAAATTCTCCATTTAATGCACTAACATCTAATGTATCAGTTGTAGTTGCAAAAGTATATTGTTTGCCTATTTTTGCGTCATAGACGTCATTTCCACCAGTTTTATCGGTTGAAGCTACCAAATAACTTGTGGTGCCAATTTCATAACCAGTACCTGTGTTTTTCCATTTGATTGTTATTTTAGAAATATCTGTTAAATCAACGGGAATATTTGTTACTGTTGTTCTTACAGCGAAATCATCTGTTTTTCCAGGAACCTCTATTCTTATAGATGAACTATCTTCTGTATAAGAACCACTCCCATAAGAATAACCTTCAACAAAAGAATAAATTTCTTCTCCATTGTCAAAGAGATAAAAAGGTAAAAGTCTTATAGTACGAGCAATTCCATTTGTAACCCCTTTAAATGCAGTTTCTGTTAGGTCGTTTCTAAAATAAATCATTCCATTTTCTAATGCTGGTTCTGAGGTATATGATTTAACTTTTGCAGTATATTCAGCATTATCAGCATTGTCAGCATTAGCAACATTCAAATAACTTCTCTCATCAACTATAGTGTCAATACTGCCGCTAGAAGTACTCACACTTGCCAGATACACGCTATAATCCGGCTGTGTCCCTGTTTCATTGACAACCACACTAACACCTGTTACATTGTCAAGGATATCAAAATCCAACTGCAAATATACGTAATTGGTAGTTTCATCTGTTAATGTCTCTGTTATAGATGTGTTAATCACTACACGTCTGCCTTCAATGTTAGCTTCCCCTGTGGCAATGATTACATCAAGTCCAGAGTCCTCTGTTACTTCCAATCCTGAGACAACAAAGTTATCCTCCCTGAATTGCTGTAAGAGTCTTGCAACCATCTGTTCCCTGTGCTTTTTCCCATCTACATCATAATCTAACATATCACCGACACCGCTATTAGCTGCCGGATAAATCAAATCATCTGCCATGTTTTAACCTCCTATACTTAAGATATTAGTAGTCCAAGAATAGGTTATACTTATATTTTCGTTTTTTTCTATAGCACTCTGAATTACTCTAGCGTACATCGTTCCCCCACTGGCTGCGTTGAATATTCCTGCTTCCTGGATTGTATTCCCATTTGCTTCGTTGCTAGCGAGAAAATAGTTTATTATTAATTTGTTATTCTCAAAATCAAATCTAGTTATGGTATTTCTGAATATTTCTGATTGTAATGCTGACATGCTATCTGCTGTACTTATTCCATTTGTACCAATTGCAAAATGAGATAAATTATTATTTGTATTCCCACCCAACAAATCACGGATTAAGTTTCTGCCGTCCAAGACAATGAGATTATGCTGTCTTTCCTGGTGAATTATTTTGCCTGTTTTAACATTTCTGGCGGTTATTAAGACATTGTCAGCCAGATCCAGGGTTTCTTTTTTTGTGATTATTTTTCTCAAATTACCACCTGCTTTCTTTCTACCACGAAACATATAACAAACCTATCAATATCATAGTTTCAGCTTTAGTCAACTTATTTTTGTGGAAAATTGACTTCCCTTTATTCCAATTATCTTTGCTGTTCAACATTTCCAAACCTGCTAATATGTCAGGTGTTAAGCTACCAATAGCCCCGTATAATCTTTTGCTGTCATTTGATTTGATGATGTTGTACAATTGTAATAATGAAAAGCTAGCATCTATGAATACGTAATCAACGTTGGTTTCTAGCTCCTGCCTGTTAAAATAATTAAAGCTATACTGATTAATCGTATTGTCAAGTATAATATGGCTTATCATTCCATGAGAAAACGCCTGCAAGTTGCTATCTGCAAGCGTTGAAAGTTTATCTCCTGCGTATATGTGTAAACTGGCAGGTGCAGTATAGACAGGTGCTGTGAGTGTTAATACTATAATTATGACTAATAGATATTTGATTATAACACCTTCTCAGTGAAGTAGTTTCTTACTATTGTGTTACTTTAAACTTTCAATTATTGATTCTAACTCTTTAATTCTAATAGAAAATTTCTTAATAATTTCAGCCTGTTTCTCTGTTAATTCCATTAGCTCCCAACATATTTTGTTACACTTCTTCAATTTCTTCATCTCTATATTCAGCAGGAATAATATTACTTTTAATTTCTCCTGTTCGCAATAATTCTGCTAAATCCATTCCTGTGGGAAATTCTCCTGTTTCTACAGCTTCTCCCTGTCCTTCGCTCATACGCTCATACGCTTAACACTTTCTAACCTGTCGCTTAAAGCCTACTCTCAACCTCTGCTTGATAATCAGGGTCCTTAATGTCCTCAACTGTGATTTTCCCATGTTCAATTAATCTAATTAATGCTTTAATTTTCAGCTCACTTAAAGTTGCCATTATATTAACCCCTCACTTTCTAGTATCATTTGATAAGCATCATCAATATCATTATGGTGCTGTTCTCTTTCTTTTTTGAGTTTTAGGTCGGATAGTGGATGTTCATAGCCATCCGGAAAATCACCGGTCTCAACATATTTTCTAACTTCCGCCTGAAAACCTTCAGTAATACTCAATTCTGATATTTCCTGCAGCCTTGCATCTTGTTCAGCAGAGAAAGTCACTTCTTCAAAATTGAGATTAGTTAAGTGATTATGTTTTGCAACCATGTCCTCCCAGTGAGTGCGGAAATTAGCATAGTGAGTTTCTTCAACACCTCTATTCTGCAAAGTTACCCGATAAGTGCAGGGAGTGTATTCTCCATTTTCATATATAATCATTTGTTTTCACCTTCCTTGACAAATTTGTCTATCAATTTCAATCCTTTTTCGCAAAGTCTATATTTTTCTGCATTATGATAATTTTTCAAAGTTGGGTATATTTCTAGTAGTATATTTTCTGCTTTTTCTTCTACTTTAGTTCTCTTAATTTCAATTAATTTCACCCTTTCTTAAGAGCATTGCTCCACTCTACGTCTGCACTACGAGCTTCCGCAATCAAAACAAGAGATCAACCCAAAACAAGCGCTGGGGCGAAACCTCGATACGAGTACGCACCCCACGAAGTGTCCCTGTACAGGCCGGAAACACCGCCGTAGCCACGATAGACTCGAGACACCACATATGTGTCGTTAGTTTCCTGCATCCATCTCCTGCTTCCATTTCCAAAATTGTAGTGTGTTAATAATTCGGCGTCAGAAAAACCGATATCCCAATCAGGAACATCACTTGGCACATAAGCCGAATAATTCCAATTGCCTAATTTTGCTTTTTCATGTATTGGCAACATAAGAGCATTCCACTCGTTTGCGGCGCCTAACGAACCTCTATCGCTATCAACATAACTATTGGTAGGATCTTCCGCAGCACCCCTCATTAATCTTACTGTGTAGTTATTGCCGTTGACTGTCACTGAAGCATCTTGTATTACTTCATCAGCCTTATTCCAGACCCTGCTATCTCTAGTGCCTGCGAAGTCAACAAGAGTTGATGCAGATGTTAAAATGATTTTGCTATCTGTTATGCTATCAATTACATGTTCTCCATCATTGTCTCCAAAACCCGCTAAAACCAAAGTTTCTCCTGCAGAGCCTATTTCCGCCCCGTCTCTCAAAAATACATCATCTTCAGTAGTGGTTATATTAATGCTATTGTCAGATGACTGTATATCTAACTTTGTACCAACTCTACCGTTCGGGGGATTAAAACCGGCTGTTCCATCACCGTAAACCGCTCCAGCGTTATATATAGCGTTCCAGCTGATACCATATCTAATCGGTTTCATTGGAGTTATTAATATATCACCCTGGAATGCAAATTTTAACCAGTCTATATCTGAAAATTGAGCGGTTCCTTGTGTAATCCCTAGTTCTGAGCAAAGATTATCCCCGGTTATGAACTCGCTCGCTGGTATTATTCCGAAGAAACCTCTATCCATATCGCCATAACTTAGAGTGTTTGGATTGCTTATATCGGTAGCTGAATTTGTATTAACTGCAATAGTTTCAAGTTTAGAAAGAAATTCCTCTTCCGGGTCTAACATTTTATCTAATTTTAATTCTAAATTATTCAATCTTGCCAGAAGAGTATTAGCAGTAGGGCTGTCTTGAACTTCTCCTAATAAATCCCTAAGGATTTTATCTCTTACATCCGTAACATGTACTGTTTCACCTGTGTCTGGGTCTACATGTTCATCACTAACAACTTTAATTCCATTATTTGTCTCGTTTGAATCTATTGATAATATTTTTTCAGTCAACTTAACCCACCTCTCTTATATCTTTAATTTTTGGTATTGATAAAAAACCACCATAAAACTGTGTATTATTCCAGAAAGAACAGCCATGGCCTGAATTATAACTTTTATCACATCCTGCTTTCATATCATAACTATCCCCAGCCCCTACATCAGTAGAAAAAGGGTATTCTACTTCGACATATCCACTTCCAGATCCAGTTATTATTCTGCTTTTATTACCAACTGTGATTGTCCCATGTTTCCAGTAATCACTTTCTTCAGTTATATCAGTGTCGTTAATAGTAATTCCACTAATACTATCTATATTTCCGGATTTTGTGGGAACAGAGACCCCACATTCTTCCCCACCGAATACCCAGTTGCATTTAACCTGGAAAGTTCTTCCTGGAAGTCTTTTATCCAGAGTATCTAATTTGCTGACAACAGAAACTGACATACTGTATTGATTGATTTTAGGTTCATCCATATAACCATCAAAAATGACTATATGATTTTCATAATATCTTAATCCAACACCTTCAAAATTATCTAATAATTGATCAAATTCAGCTCTACCTATTATAGATATTGTTGTAACAGTTTTATCAGCATCCAAAAATACTTTTAATATTCGTATTCTCCTACCAACAAACTCATTATGAGCAATATATGAACTCATTTCTTTATTTACATTATCAATGGTTACCCTGGTAGTATCTACTTTAGTGTCAGTATTTGTATTAACTGGGTCCCGTTGAAGAGCAGCTGCAGTATATGTCTGTGGATTGCCGTTCTCATCAAAAAACTCAATATCTTTTGAATACATTGCGAGATATAAAGTTCCTTCATCAAGAAATATTTGATATAATTCAACTGGTCTATTATATTCTTCATTTTTTTGGTCTATCATATCTTCAGATAGTGTTCTGGGCATTTATATCACCTCAATTAGTTCAAGACCAAAACTGTAAGCCTTATTCAAAAAAGCTTCCCTAGAAAGTGAATCCTTAGCAAATCTAACTTCAACTTCTTCAACTGTATCATCAGCTTTTTTGTAATCAAAAAGAAAAGATTCAAATCTACCTTTTCTTGCTATGAAAAAATCCCACATTGCTTGAGCATCATTATTGTAATTAGTCGTTTTATCGAAAGTTAATCTAAATAATCTTTTTCCATTAGCTGGACCCTTGGATCTACGCTGTTCTTTTCCACTTTCAAATTGAGTAACTAAAGTATTAAAACCTATTTCATCTTCCCAAGCATTTTTATATTTGAAATCAAATTTTGCGAGGGCCATAATTAATTACCCCCTTTTATAATTGTCCGACTTTCCCCATTTTTCTTATAATCAAGTCCCAAAGCTCTAGCAACTGCTTTTCCTCCGTCTTGAGTAAGTGCTCTGATAACATCCTGACTATCCATAGCAGTTATATCTAATATTATTGGAGGGCTACCACCCATCCCGGATTCATAAGCAGCATTTTGTTCTCTAGATAATACTCTTTCGCCAGTTTGAGCTTTTATAATTGTTTCATCTGATTCAAGTCCTGGAAGACCTCCAGAATGATATGAGGGCATATTT